ATGGATATGTGCCGAAAATTCCTTGAGATGGGTTTTACGCGCTCCCGTAGGTACGCAAATCATTCTTCTGGACGGAAATATACTGAAGACGGTGCCATTAGACCCCAACAGGCAGATGCACTTCACAATGTCAAAGCGAAATCTGCAAAAGTATTCAAAGAAGTCCGAGACAGAGTAGCTCATGATCCAGAGTATAAAGATATGAGAAAAGAATGGAGAGCAAGTGAATAAATATAATATATCGAAAACGTAACACAAGGAGAAAGAAATGTATCAAAATCTGAATGATTTTGAGAAGGCATTGAGAGATTTTGGAATTAGGGTAGAAACTATTTGTGCGATGGAACTTGCTGGTAAGATAGATGAAGAGTTATCCTATAAAATGATAAAGGGAGAATTGAAAGAGTTAAAAAAAGTACGCAAGGACAATAAGTAAACTGTCCACTACCTATTGACATCTACAAATAAATGTAGTATTTTGGCCACAAATGCAACTTTAGTATGAAACTTCTGACAGCATCATTACTTGCACTGGGAACAATAAGCTTTCCTGCTTCAGTAGAAGCACAGTCAACAACTTTTCTTGAACCATGTGAACAGCATGAAGTGACTGAAACTTATACTCCTGGTCGAATCAATTCCAGTGGAAACTATATTCGAGGTCGTGTGGATACTACTCGCAATCGTGTAGAATGTGGCGGATCATATCAACTTACTAATCATTATTCACATCCTTATGGTTCATATCAGCAACCATATTATTCACAACAGCAATATCCACAACAGCAATATCAGCAACCACAGCAACCAATCGTAGTGCAACAGGCACAGTGTAATGGTAAGATTTTTCGCATGGGCTTAGGTGCTCTTGGTGGAGGTTTTGCTGGACGTTATGCTGTTGGTGGTAAGAAGTCCAAGCACACCATTCTTGGCACTGTTCTAGGTGCCGGAGCAGGATCCCTGATCGGTCGCGCCACCTGCTGATGGGTAGACAATCTGCAAACTGGTCGGGGCTCTTGCACAACCGACCAAATTCATGTATATTGGCTATGTTGAGAGAAAAGGGCAACCAATTCAACTCAACACACACCAGTTGACAGCGGTTATCCGATATGTTAAACTGGATTTTGTAAACGATGAAACAACTGCCGCTGGCAACTAAGTTTTCATCATTCTATGCCTACCCAGGCAGGAGATTCAATTGGCTACTACAATTAAGAAGGGTTTTGGTCCCCAAAAACAAGAAATAGACCTTAAAAATTATGAAAATCGGTGGTCTGAAGAAGAAATTCAGAGTCACTCCAAGCGAGGAACTTTCATTCGGTTCGCGTTCCTTGACCTTAATAAGTTTGGTGGAGACCTTTTCCACGAAGAACTGATTAACCTTGCCATTCGAGAAGATGGCAGTCGTGGTAATGTAGATAGAGATATTGCTTATTCCTATGAAACGAAGGGCTGGAGTTACAATCCTTTCCCTCCCATCGTTGATACATCCTTCAAGGTAAAAGATGGACGCACTCGCATCCGTGCTGCAATGATTGCAGGATGCACATTCATCGTAGTCGCAGTCTTTGCTTATCCTGATGAAGAGGATGTTAAAACTGCTTTCGTTCAGTCTCTCTCCGAGGGTCTGATTGGTAATGATGACCTCATCAGCCGTCCCACTAAGTATGGTGACCTGTTTGAAGCTGGTGTCGCTGCTGTCGCTGATGGTGGTATTGAGCATGACAAAACTGCAATCGCAGATTTGCTCTTCAATGAGTTTGAAGCACTACGATTCATCAAACAAGATGAAGTCGCTGACCTGGTAGAAGCTATCTTTGATGCTGTTCAGGGAGGACAGCGGGCGGTTTGGATTCCTGACCGTGGTGATGTTCTTGCCTATCTGAAAAAGTCTCCCGACCTCCCTAAAGATGCCTGTCTTGATGGTGATGTGTGCCTTAATGGTAAGAAAGTCTTTGTTTATGCTGCTCCCAGTAACACCAACCAAGGTCGTCTTTGGGGAATGATTGCAAAGGAAATTCCTGAAGATTGCTATGTGGTTCTTTACACCACAAAGAAAGTTCCCTGCAAAATCAGAAAGGGATATGAAGACTTTATGTCTTTCATTGATATGCGATATAAAGAGTGCTTTGAGATTGTGAATCGCACTGCATCTGCTGCTGGTATCAATATCAAAATCGAACCCCCTAGCAAGCGACCTTGGAAACTCTTGGGTGTTATTCCTCAGTTGAATAATGAAACTCACGAAACTCTCCGCAAAGCTCACCGTCTTATTCAAATTGAGGATTGTTGATTCTCAGTTGAATTAAATTACCACATCTACATTAAAACAGTCGCCAAACAATTATGCCAATCCCAAACATCCTTACACTTGCAGAACAAATTGAGTCTGGTTCTCGCCCATCTCAAGAAATTGACATCACCCAATTCTTCACTGAACTGCCCAATGGTGAATTTGTACCTGATATGGGCAAGCGTATTCAGGTGCGTCAGAGAGATCGTGATGTAGATTTTGTTGAACGAACTGTCAACAAGGTCAATCAGACTGGTGATAGAAGTAAACTCTCTCCTCTGACCACTGTATTTTTTCCTAAAACAAATACAGTAAAACTTCTCAACGGAAACCATACTGTTGAGATTGAATTGCTGTTAGGGATGGAAAAAGCACCTGCTAACACGGTTAACTTTGACACAGAGTTGGGTGGCAAAATATGGCGGGTCCGTCGTCTTGGTAATCTACTCAACCGTGAGGAAGTTGAACGAAATTCAACATCTGCTGATGATGTTAAAGGAGAACTTTATGAGATTATGGAGGAGCGTATTGCTGCTGGAAAAGATGCAAAACCATCAGAAGATGAAATTCAAGAACTGATTGATTTGTATCCTTTTATCACTCGTGCAACTATTGGCCAGTGGATTTCTTACCATCAAGAGGGTGGAAGTAGACGAGCTCCTTTGAAATCTTACTCAAAAGAAGAACTCAAGCAACAAAGAGTATTCTACACCAGGCAGAGAAAATATCGCGATTATGTAATTTTGGAACCTCGCACTATTGAAAGATGGGATAATACTGGGGTTTCTCAATCGTTCATTCAATGTAAGAATGAAAATAAAACTAAGGTTCTTATTCCATTCTACTGCGATTCTGTTGCTCAAGCCGTAAAACTTGAGAAAGGTGAAGATGAAAAAATCAAAAAATTCTATAAAGAACTTGGTGAATACTATGAACTCACTTTTGATGTTGATTTTCTGAGTTGCGAATGACCATATGCCAGTTGATCAAACCGTCCACCATCCCCCCACAGGGGGTGGTTTTTCTGTATATTGGCCATGTTGAGAGGAGGTTCCCCCGCCAGTGACTTTCGATTTTGAGACCCAGTACCATTGGGGTGCTCTCACGGTAAAGTTGGTTCCCATGTTTGGGTTCAAGACTTACAAAGCATCAAATGACCGTGAACTTATTTGGGTTTTTGATGTGAACCAACCTGATAATGGTTATCACGTTCCTGCCTGCAACCTTTCTACTTACGCATATTGATTATGTCAAAGATTAAAAAAACAATCAAAAAAGTTTCTAAAGCAGAGGGATTCAAAAAACTTAGTGTCGAACAGGTTGAGGAAAAACTCAACACATTTGATTACTCTCAGCTACCCAAACCTGGTAAAAATAAAGGTGATCGTGGGCAACTTTTTGAGAAAGCTTTGGGTATTCCAAACGGTTCTGATTTGATTGATTTGATAAATGGTGAAATGAAGTCTTTTACTGAAGGTCAGACAATCAAGGTGACTATGTTGAAGCACTGTCTTGACGAAATTGCTTCTGGCGTAGAATTTTATGATAGCAAAGTTTACCAGAAGTTAAAACAAACTATCTACGTTGGTTTTGACCGTGATGGGAAGTTTCTCAAATCAAAAACTATCAACGAACGAAACACTCCTGTCCATTATCAAGAATTAGCAGAGGATTTTGGTTATATTGCAGCACATATAAAAAAAGCGATTGCTAATAAAGAAACTCTTCACACTATCACCGGACCCAACGGATTGTTGCAAATACGCACAAACGCATCCAAGAATAAAAATACTGGTAAATATACACCAATGTGCTATAATGGAGTTGAATTGAGAGACAAATATATGGCTTTCTATCTCCTTGCAGACTTCGGGAAGAAAATTGTAATTTAAGTAAATTGATACTGACCAGCATAGTGGCCACCCGACTAAAGTGGCCACTACCGCTTGCTTTCTGACCCATTTGGCCATATATTGGCCATGTTGAGACAAATGCCACTCAAACAAACCACCTATGAACAAATCTTTTTTGAAATGGGCAGGAAACAAGTTCAGGGTTTTGCCTGACCTTCTCCCCCATATTGGAAGTCCCAAAAAATATATTGAACCCTTTGGTGGTAGTTTGTCTGTAGCTCTCAATATAAATGCTGAAGAATATATTCTCAATGACATCAATCAAGACCTGTACTCTCTTTATACTAATGTCGATGAAAAGTTTGTGAACGAGTGTAAGGAACTGTTTACTGATGAAAATAATACAAAAGAAAAATATCTTGAACTAAGAAAGTTATTCAATACTATAAAAGATTGTAGAGAACGTGCAAAACTATTCCTGTACCTGAACAAACATGCTTTCAATGGATTGTCTCGTTACAATTCAAAGGGAGAATATAATGTCCCCTATGGTAGGATTGCTAAGGACTCAAAGACTGGTGAAAAAAAGATAAACAAAGCACATTTTCCTGAACAAGAACTTAATCACTTCCGAGATGTATTCTTGACTCAAAAAGTAAACTTTTTTAATACATCTTTTTCTGATAAATCTCTTTATCAGAACATTGGACCTGGTGATGTTGTTTACTTTGACCCTCCATATGTTCCTGCTTCGGAGACTGCTAGTTTCACTGATTATGCAAAAGAGGGATTTACTTATGACCAGCAGATTCAGTTAGCAGAGTTAGCAGAGTCTCTGTGTAATCGTTGTGCAAAAGTGATCATTAGCAACCACGATGTTCCTACTACTAGAGAATTATACAAAAATGCAGAAATCTATTCGATTCAGGTACGACGGAGCATCTCTGCAAATAAAACCAGCAGGAAAAAAGTAAATGAATTGATTGCTGTGTACCAGTGAGCGAGCTGCACACCATTCTCCCCATGGGGGGTCAATTCATGTATATTGGCCATGTTGAGAGGAACATTCATGACAGTCGAGATGCAACCGCGAATCATCAACGGAATCAGTTACGACATGCCGACTGTCAATGGTATGGACCGTTGCCAGATTAACACTCGTTTACATTACATCAACGAAGAATTGTCCAAAGTTAAAGCAAAACAGGCAGCACTGATTGATGCCCGTGACCAACTCGATCGCCACGCAGAAATTCAAGAATCTGGTGATCTGTTCGATGAAATGTTCGGAGGTTGATTGACATGAAAAACACACATCTTGAGCACCCTGAAGATTCCATCCTGACTGGTGATTTATCAGTCTTGGATTGGTTCTCGACCAACGCACATCTCTCTGTAAAGATGGATGGAGCACCAGCTATTGTTGCTGGTATCAATCCAGAAAATGGTAAACGATTCGTAGGAACTAAAAGTGTTTTCAACAAAGTCAAAATCAAGATTAACCATTCTCATGAAGAAATTGAGCAGAATCACACTGGGGCAGTTGCTAAAATTCTGCATCATTCTCTTGATTGCCTCCCTG